ACGCGTAAATTCTGCCCTAGAAGGCCTGAAGTCACCTTCCGTTGTTTTTATAAACGCCGCCTCAAGTGCCGCATCAAGCTCATCCGTAATGACACAATGCAAAGTCTTAATCATTGGCCGTTTTTTACTCTCTTTCATGTTTTTTCCCTTTTTTAAAAAAAACCGTTTGACTAACAAACTAATATAAATTATAACAGAATACTATTCATTGTTCAATAGTAGAAAGGAAAAAAAATGAATTTGGATGTCAAAAACACAGTGGAGGCTTTAGACGATGTCAAGGCTCAAATTGTCGAGTTAAAAACACAATTAAGCGCTTATGAAGACCATCTTTTATCCTTGGTGAAAGAAGAGGCGGACGTGCATTTGTCTGATTGCGATTATGGCTGTGGAACAGCTATAGTTGATATTGAAGGCTACCGCGTTAAAGTTGAGGTATCAAAGGATGTCAAGTATGACGCCAGCGGCCTTCGCTCTTTATATGATCAAATATTGCAAAGCGGTAAAGACCCAGAAGAATATATGAAGGTTAAGCTTGATGTGTCAGAAACGGCATATAAGAATTGGCCTGAACATATTCGTTCTTTCTTTGAGCCTCACCGCACGGTCAAGCAATCCAAGCCTAAATTATCTTACAAAAAACTGGGGGCATAAATGGAAATCAAGAAAACATCTGATGTTACCAATACCAAGATTAAAATATTGGTTCATGGACTAGCGGGCTCTGGCAAAACAAGGCTTTGTGCAACCGCCAAAAATCCAATTATCTTATCGGCTGAAAGCGGTTTGCTTTCTCTTCAAGACTTTGACTTGCCTTATATTGAAATCGCGAATGTAGACGATTTAAGAGCTGCATACGCCTTTTTATCAAAAGACACGTCTTATGATTGGGTTTGCATTGATTCGATATCTGAAATTGCTGAGGTTGTGTTGTCCTCTGAAAAGGCAAAAACGAAAGACCCCAGAAAGGCCTACGGTGAAATGCAGGACGTCATGATGGGGTTGCTTCGTTCTTTCCGTGATCTGGACAAGAACGTCTACTTCTCTGCCAAGCAAGATAAAGTCAAAGATGAGGCCACAGGCATGTTTTTCTACGGACCTTCTGCGCCCGGCACAAAAATCGGGCCGGCAATGCCTTACTTGTTTGATGAAGTATTTGCCCTTCATGCGTGGAAAGATGATGAAGGAAACTTACAATCTGCGTTGCAAACACAGCGTTGCGCTCAGTACGATGCCAAAGATCGAAGTGGCCGCCTTGATTTTCAAGAGCCAGCCGATTTAGACGCTATTTTAACTAAAATTAAACAACCTAAAGAAGGAAAATAAACCATGGTTATGTTACCTCAAGACTACACACAAGGCGTTTTTGACCCAGCAACCGGAGGCGGCAAACCTCTTATTCCTGTTGGAACATATAAAGCAATGGTCGTTGATTCTGAATTAAAAGCAACAAGCTCGAACGGCTATATGCTTGTCCTTAAAGTTTTGATTGTTGATGGCGAATACAAAGGCACAGAACTTGTTGAACGCTTAAACCTTGTTCATAGCAATCAGCAAACTGTTCAAATCGCAGGGCGTACCCTTGATGCAGTTTGTGCGGCTGTTGGGTTGACCTCACGCCCCTCTGATTCATCAGCTATCCACAACAAACACTTTATGATTGAAACCAAAAATGTTAAATCTAAGGATTGGGTTGATGACAATGGCCAAACCAGAGAAGGAACAGAAGGCACGGAAATTAAAAAGTACCTTCCATTGCCCAAATCTGGTATGCCGCCCTCACAGCCCTCAAAAGAAGTGCAAGCAACAGTCACCTCCATTGACAAATCTCCTTTCTAAAAAGTTGCTTGCACAGAACAGCCCCTCTTTTCCTTGGGAGGGGCTGTTCGCTGGAGGCAATTATGGCAGATTTAACCAAGCTAAACATCACAGACCCAACCATTCAAGCGATGAAAGCAAAGATTGTAGAGCTTCAAGACAAAAGAAGCCGCGATTATCTGGGCGCATCCTTGATCGGCAATCCATGCTCAAGGCAAATATGGTATGTTTATAACAAATATCCCAAAGCCGATTTTACAGCAGAAACGCTTTTGCGCTTTGAAGATGGTCACAGATCAGAAGATTTAACAGCGCAGCGGCTAAGGCTTGTTGATGGCATTGAATTGCACACACATAAGCCCGATGGCACTCAATATGGCTTTGTTGATTTTGATGGCAAGTTTAAGGGGCATATTGATGGGCTTATTCGTGGCCTAAAAGATTGTCCAAAGACGCCGCATATATGGGAAAACAAATCAGCTGGATATAAAAAGTTTAATGAGTTTGAAAAATGCTTGCGTGAATACGGCTCAAAACAGGCATTAAAAAACTGGAACGAGAATTACTACATTCAAGCCCAGATTTATATGCACTATTTTGACATGAGGCGACACTATTTAACTGTTGGCTTATCTGGCGGCACTGATTACCTCGCTTGCCGTACCGAATACGATGAAGCAACGGCTAAAATGGCGATCGAAAAGGCGAGATATATTATTGAGGCCACAGAGCCGCCAGAGAAAATATCAGAAAAGCCGGACTTTTATATCTGTTCATGGTGCGATTTTAAGGGGATTTGTCACAATGAAAACACCAAGGCCGTATCAGGAAGCCTGTTTGATTGCCCTTTTTAGGGATTTGGTCGAAACAAAAGATGATTTGCTTGTTGTCGCGCCAGTGGGTGCCGGCAAATCTTTAATTATTGCAGAGCTTGTGCGCCGTATGCATGAAAAATGGGGCGCGGTCAAGGTTGCGCAGCTTGCCCATGTCAAAGAGCTTCTTGTGCAAAATTGTGAGGAAATGCGCGAGCAGTACCCGACAGCTGATATTGGGTTTTATTGCGCCAAGCTTGGGCAAAAGGTTTTGCATCGTGATGTGACATTTGCCAGTATTCAGTCGATTAAGGGAAAAGCCCACCGCACGAACAGAGCCTTTGATCTTATCATTATTGATGAGTGTCATTTGATATCTCACAAAGACGACACGATGTACCGCAAGTTTATCGCAGATTGCAAGGAGATAAATCCTAAATGCCGTGTTGTTGGCCTGACTGGAACGCCGTTTCGCTCTGATAGTGGCCGATTAGATGAGGGCGAAAACGCTTTGTTCCAGCGCGTTTCTTATGAAATACCTATTCGTTTTATGATTGATGAAGGCTATTGGGTTAAGCCTACCACCAAGAATAACAAAATTATTGATGCTTCTTTGGTTAAAACACGGGGCGGAGATTACATAGAAAAAGACCTTCAAAATCTTGTGGATGATCCTGATAAAGTTAAAGCTTGCGTTGATCAGATATTACTAAATGGCGAGTTACGCAATAAAGCACTTATATTCACTGCCGGCGTTAAGCATTCTCATGATGTTTGCGATGAATTTAAACGTAGGGGCGAGGCCGCGGAGGTTGTTACCGGTGATACACCTGATGATGAGCGCGATGAAATTATCGCCCGATATAAAAGCGGAGAATTCAAATACCTTGTTAATGTCGCTGTGCTAACAACCGGATTTAATGTTCCTGATATTGATATGATTGTTTTTTTAAGGCCAATGAAATCGCCTGTTCTTTACATCCAATGCCTTGGCCGAGGCGTTAGAGTGGTTTATGCGCCCAATCATGATTTAAGCACCAAAGAGGGGCGGTTGCAAGCCATTGCAAATAGCACCAAGCTAGATTGCTTTGTTCTTGACCTTGCGGGCGTTGTAGAAAATTTAGGCCCTGTAGATCAAATCGAAATTAGAAAGAGCTACACGGGAGAGAAAGAATTCGACGGGATAGGCCAAGCCCCTGTTAAGATGTGCCCTTCATGTTCTGCGGAGTGCGCGACGTCTCAAAAATATTGTTTCGAGTGTGGCTATAGTTTCTTGGCGGCAAGTTTAAGCACACAGCAAACAGATGCAATAATATTAAAACAAGATTATGAGCCACAAGAGTTTAAGGTTGATGATGTTTATTATTCAATACACACCAAGAAAGGCGCTCCCCTTGATGCGCCAAAATCGTTAAAGGTGACATACATAACAGAGATGGGACCCTTTCATGAATTTGTTTGTTTTGAGCATCATAAATATGATGCTGGCGATCGCAAGCGATTTGCATGGAATAAAGCCGTTGCGTTTTTCAAAGAAAGAATAATAGACGAAACCTTGCCAGTGCCGAAAACTTGCGAAGATGCCCTTGCAATATCTGATCAATTTTTAAAGCCGGACTATATCGTGACCAAACATGATGGCAAATACTACTCAGTTATTAAGGCTTATCTTCCTGAAAAACCAATAGAAACTTATAAAGACGAAGAGCCTTATTACGAAATCCCTTTTTAGTGTTGCAAAGTGTTTTTATCTGTATTATATTATAGTTATTGTTTATGTTGCCAGTAAAGGAAGGTTTGAAATGAGAATTCAGAAGTTAACACAAGAGCAGAAAGAATATTTGCCTATATTCCGCGAAGAATATTTGTCCGCGGCGATTGGTGGTAAGAGAATTGATCGCAAAAACTTGGAAGCGGCGATTGGTGATGCATATGCTGAGATTGGCAAAGAAAAGCCGATATTAATTATTCTGCAAAGCCCATTGCAAGCCATGATGGCCATTCAATTCATGAAGAGCTTTTGTGAAACAATTGATTTATCAAGTCCGCTATCGGATCAGCTAAAAAGTCCGCTATCGGATCAGCTACGCGCTCAGCTAGGGGCTCAACTAGGGGGGCAGCTATCGGCTCAGCTAATGGATCAGCTATGGACTCAGTTATTGGCTCAGCTATGGGATCAGCTACAGGATCAGCTAAGGGCTCAGCTAAGTGGGCAGCTATGGGATCAGCTAAAAAGTCCGCTATCGGATCAGCTAGGGGGGCAGCTAAGTGGGCAGCTACAGGATCAGCTAGGTGCTCAGCTAAGGGCTCAGCTAGGGACTCAGCTAGGGACTCAGCTAAGAGGGCAGCTAAGGGCTCAGCTAGGGGCTCAGCTAGGGATTCAGCTAGGGACTCAGCTAAGAGGGCAGCTAAGGGCTCAGCTAGGGGCTCAGCTAGGGGGGCTAAGAGATCAGCTAGGGACTCAGCTATGGACTCAGCTAAGTGGGCAGCTAGGGGGGCTAAGAGATCAGCTAGGGGCTCAGCTATGGACTCAGCTAAGAGGGCAGCTAAGTGGGCAGCTACAGGGTCAGCTATGGGACCAGCTATGGGGTGCGCTATCAGCTCAGCTAAGAGATCAGCTAAGTGGGCAGCTAGGGGGGCAGCTAAGAGAGCGTGACATTTACGACCCTCATTATCTTTTGGGTTCACAAGATTTATACTGGATCGCTTGGGCAAAATTTGCAGAACATATTGGCGTTAAATTCACAGGGCAGCAATCCAAACGCCTTGACATTATGAAGCGCATTGGCTTTGAATGTGAATGGTGGTGGCCATATGATGGCATTTGCTTTGTATCGGAAAAGCCAATTGAAGTGCATTGGAATAGCGATAATGTTCTTCACAACGAAAATGGAAAATCTGTTGCTTACGCAGACGGCTACGGCATATATTCATTTAACGGCGTTTCAGTGCCGAGGGAATGGATTGAAGACAAGGAAAACCTAAGAGCCGACACAGTTCTAAAATGGGAAAACATAGAGCAAAGAACAGTTGGTTGCGAAATACTTGGATGGAATAACATCTTAAAAGAGCTGGGCGCCGTAACCATCCAAAAAGACGATGATCCCATGATCGGCGAGCTTCTTGAAGTAGAAATACCAGAGGTTGGCAAAAGAAAATTCCTGCGTGTATTGTGTGGGACTGGCAGAGAGTTCGCTTTAAGTGTACCATCTCATATGCAAACAGCTCTTGAAGCAAACGCTTGGTCGTACAATATACCGCCTGAATTATTTAACATCGAAGTAAGAACTTAACCAAACAAAGGAAAATGAACATGACGAAAACTTTTAAGAATATTGCTGCTCAAGGTGACATGATTTTGCGCCGCATTGATTGCTTGCCAGAAGGATTGAATAAGGAAAGTCCACTAAATGGCGAATACATTTTGACTCACTCTGAAACCGGTCATAATCATGCGATCAAAGAACGTGAAGACGTCCAAGTGTATCAGTCAAATGACAATTTTTTAGCATATCTTGTTGTTGGCATGGAAAATGCGTTATTGGAGCACCACCGCTCTTACAAACAGCATGAAACAATTGTCGTTCCTCCCGGCATTTATGAGGTTCGCCGCCAGCGGGAAGAAGATGTTTTCGGAGATATTCGTCGCGCATTGGATTGAGAAAAGAAGGTGAATAATGACAATAAATCTTGATTATCTTTTTAACAGCTTTATAGCCGACGAGGAAATACAAACAGGCGATTACTACCCAGCCAAAAAAATGCTTCTTTGGCTGGGTCAGAAAGACTTTATTGGTATATCTAAATGGTTTCGCAATACACCATTAAGTTACCATAAACAAATGACCATAGATGAAATGAAAGCGCTTTTAGAGGGTATGAAAAAAGAAAACAAAGAAGTCCTGTCAGCCATACATTGGCTTGAAGGTTTAATCAAATTCAAAGAGATTGAAAATGGCTGTGAAAATAGTTAAATATACAAAGATGATACACAAGCTGTAAAGAAAAGCGGTGAGTGATGATGCGGCAACGGTTGCTTGGCATCATTTGGGTTGGAAACCGCAAAGGCTTTAATTTACACAAGCTATTTATAATCAGGGCCGCTCACTGGAATGAGCGACCCTGATAGCATGTAGAATCAACCAACATCACTTGGCTCTAATCAGAGTAAAGTGTAAACAGCTCTTTCTTTTTTGTCAAATAATTTTTTGTGCACCACTCTTTCCAGCTGGCATAAATTATTATTTACGCTTGCTTTCTAGCGTTTCATTATGGATGACAACCTGTTTTTGCGTTTCAAGCGTATCTTTTTTGCTTATCCATATATAATCAATGCCGTAGCATGCATCAATATATTGCTTATTCGGAGCGCAACCAACGATCACGGCGCACAAAAAAAGCGTCATCACTAAGACTGCGTATTTCTGTTTTAATCGCATTTGCTTTTCTTTCCTCTTTTACACGTGCATCACGTTGCTCTATTAACGCCCTATTTTCGCTCTGTAGGCGTTCTGATAAATTAATGGCGTGATTGTACCGCCAGATCAACAAAACCACCACAGCGACTGCAAAAACGCCCAGAATAAGCTTTATCTTTTTGGACATTAAAAAAAGCGGCAAATTGTGCCTCCTATAGCTTCACTGTTTTTAACCACTCTTGCACATCAAAAGACGGACAAGCCTTGTTTGCAAATTCCCTATGACCGTGAACAGTCATATGCGGATGATCTGCTTTAATGACCCGAATAAGTTTTTCCAAGGCCTTGAATTGTTCTGGCGTAAAATTGTTTTCTGGCTGCCCAGATTTGCCCCTGCCGCCAATAAGGCAAATACCAACGGAAATAGCGTTTTTTCCGGCTGTATGCGCCCCAATCTCTTCAAAGTAATCGCCGTCATTGTCCAAGTCGCGACCACCTTCGACAACGCCATTGCGCCGAATAACCCAATTATAACCAATATCACGCCAGCCGCGCTCTTGTACGTGCCAGCGCCTAATCTCTTTAACGCCAATATCCATATGCTCAAAAGTATCGCTGCAATGAATGATAATTAAAGTTTTATTTGTTTTTGACACTTTTTTTTCCTCCGTGCGTTGAGAAGAAACAGCTGATATTATTTTCTTTATCAATTGTGCGACAAGCTTTTTCAATTGTTTCAATCCCTCTTTTTCGCATGGCTTCCATCTCCGTAATTTTTTTACGGCAAGGAAACATAAAATCTAAAATAAAATTAACCATGTTATCTTCTGTCTTTTACAAGATCGACCAAATGATTCAATGTGGTTTGTATGGCGGCCATAAGTTTGTTGTTATCCGCGCCAATATCTATAAGCTTTACTCTTGTTTCTTTAAGCTCTTTAAACAAAACCCAACAGCAAAACACTAAGCCAATCATTATTAATAGCATTAAAGCGGCAATTGCACCTAATTCTATAATGGGCTCTAAAATTCTGTTTACATTTATATCTGTTACGCCCACTTACCCTCCAATAATTTTAAATATAATTATTGATATTCCTGCCCCTGCTCCAGCCAACAGCTCTGAAAATTTGTGATCTTTTAACCTTGCTCCGATTTCATACCCTAAAGGCCACATGATAGCCAAAGGAATTCCACCAAGAGGAAGGCCGATTAAAAAACCTTTTACAGCCATAAATAAGCGGCAATAATTTATGGTTCGGCTGTAACCGTCCTCTTTGAATTTTTCTATCTTTAATATTTTTGCAATAAAGGTAACAGCCGGTGTTAAAAATTGACTCCGATCTTTAATTTCAGCAGCTGATTTTTCACCCCATGGAAGCACAGTTCCATGGCCTGTTTGCATCCACAAATATGACCAAGCCCAGCACATCAATGATATCAATAGCCCATACACTGGATAAACAGCAAAAGCAATGACACCTGCAAAAGCAAGCTCAGGAAGAAAAGAAAGATTTATAGGCATTACACCTTTGCCAACACCTTTTTTTTCTAAGTATGGTGCAAAAAACCCACCGCCAGATGCGCGGGAAAGCAGGGACATTAAAAATATTATTAAAAGGTTTATCATTTATGACTCATAAGAAATGTTAATTAAGCCACCGGTAAATGTGTTAGTTGATTCGTTTCCTATGCGCACCATATCTAAAACCCCTGAAAGCTCTACGAAGCCTTCAATACGTGCCGTAGTAGAATGATCACCAGAAAGGCTGCATCCACCCGTAATAAGCCAAATATTACCACTTATTTTATTCAACACGAAAGTGCCGAAACGCTCGGCTGTGCTAGTGTCTAGAAATGTAAAACCTAATAGAAATTCAGTTAACGAACTTACTGTAAAGAATTCGGCAGATGCTCTGAGTGTCGTTGCTCTACTTTTATAACCTGATGTTTGCGGCGTTCCAGACGAGCCTAACCGGATAATAACCCGTGATGAGCCACTCAATCTAACATTGTGAAATAAAATCGTAATTCTTTTTGCTGTTGAAGGTATCCCTGTAAAGTCAATATACGTTCCTGATGTTGATGCAACAGCCGTTTCAAGCACTATTCCGCCAGCAGATAAATTTGTTAATAAACTTCCGTCAACCGCAGGCAATCTTGCTGACCCATCCAATTGAACAACGTTTCCAGCCGACGTTCCTACATTTTCAACCGCAGCTGTTCCCAATTGTTCAAATGCGTCTTGTACATTGGTAGCAGATACAGGCGTATTTGTAGGGTCTAAACTTACACTAGAAGCCGCACCTAACGAAAAATCCTTTGCCTTTTCCGCCCAATGAAACGCGCTAAACCCAACGGGATTAACACCGTCATTTACCTGCACATCCTCGGCTTCTGTTGCCCACAACCTAGAGGCGTCCCTCGCATCTGCCGATTCACCAGCAGACGTTGCAGAGTTTCCAGCTTGTGTGGTGGCAATTCCGGCCTGAGTCGTGGCAATTCCAGCTTGCGTGGTGGCAATACCAGCTTGTGTTGTAGCTGTTGCCGCTGAAGCAGCAGCTTGTGCAGCAATATCATCAGGATTGTTTAAGGTATTTTCCAATCCTGTTCCGGAGGCGTTCCACTTAATTCCTCTGTTTGCAACCGCAGTGGGCAGCGATAATGAAGAAAAAGGGCTTTCAACATTAAGCTTTACAGATCTTTCGATATCCCGTCTATTCTCTTGTAAAATAGTTGTAATCCGATCAAGATCACGCTCTAAAGGCGCGGCATCAAACCTGCCGTCTTGCTGGTATTGGCTTTCCCTTTTAATGATAGTAGACCGAAACGCTGTGAACAATTCTCCACCTGTTGCGGGTGTCACCAGCGTTATGGTCGCTCCGTCTTCGTTTGCCAACCCTGAAACAGTATAATCAGTCGTTAAGGCAAGCTCTGTACCGTCTACAACAACAACAACGTCTTCTGCATTAAATATAATCCAATCGGTAAAAATATTTGTTTGACCGTTGGATAAAATGACTTGGGTTCTAGGGTTATTGCTGTTAATATCTATGTTTGGCACTTTTAATCCCTCGTTGCTAAAAGAGTGAATACTCTATTTGCACCTTCCGTACTACCTGTTCTAACGCGGACATATTTAAAACCTGCACATATACTTGGATTAATCTGGTGCATAGATGCGCTGCCAGCCGTTTTTGTAACAAGTATATTTGCATTGGCAGTAGTCTTGTAAGTAAACCAATTTTGCCCATCATCTGAAACCTCAAAACTGATTGATGTGCTTGCGGTTATTGGGCAAAGAATTTCTGTTATCCTATATTCGCCCAGATAAATTCCATTTGAAAGCGTTGTGCTTGCCAATACAGTTGCCTCAAAGCTTTTTTTCCTAGACATTTTCGTTCCTTTTACTGGTTGTTAAACGTTGGTATTCCGTTGCCTTGAGTTGCTGGAGCGGTTCTTATCATTAGGTTATCAATCTCTTTTTCTCTTTGTTTTTTAACTGCGTCCGCTCTTAAATCTGGGTATTTGTCAATAACTTTTTGAAGTGCTGCCTTTCTAGCGCTTGTTATGACACCGCCAACGTTTTTATCGTTTCTTTCGACCATGCCATTCTCTGCATTATACACAAAAGAAGGGTTAAAAACAATTGCAGAAAGTCGTTCTTCAATGTTTTGCTGCTTCAAAAATTTGTGATAATCATCCCACATATTTTTCTCAAGCCTTATTTTAACCGCAGGTTTTCCAGCTTCATAATACAGTTGTTCAAATTTGGCCGGTCTAAAATCAAAATTTTCACTCGTATATTTGTATATTAACATCTCAATATCTTTTTGTTTCTGCGTCGTTCCCCGCAATAAATACCTTGCATCTGTTTTAATAGGGTTTCCCATAATGTCATATGCCGTGTGATTCTCATATGGATAAAACTGTTGCATAAAGGTTTCAAGCAAGCCATTTGCGCGCTTGGACTCATCCATAACTATTTGTGATAATTGCCGCTGTGCCGAGCTGTACGGAACCAAGTTTCCTGCGATTTGCGCAAATTGTTCTTGAAGCTTTTGAACACGGCTTTCATCTGTGGGATCAGTTTCAAGCCAATCAATAATTGTGTCAAACCCTGTCATGAACGGCTGTTCACGCATGACCTCCATAACAGATGCGACATTGAACAAGACGTTATCAGAAAACTTATTCAATTCCTCATCTGACATGTGAGAAGCTTTTTGGCCTATTTGGTTTTCGAAGTGATAAGCCAATGCACCAACATTCATTAAAACGCCAGCAGGACCAAGAGTTGAAATGATATAATTTTGATCGCCAACCGCGATGCTTCCGGGCGGAATTTGCAAAGTTTGGCTCAATGTGGCGGCATCTTTGTTATCGTGCGGAATGGCGGTAAGTTTACCTTCTTTCGCCAAATTGTACCCCAAAAAAGCAATAGCGTTTCCTGTCAATGCCTTGGCAACCGCCTCTTGTCGTCTTTCTCCACCAGCCATAAAATCAGCATAAAATCTAGGATGAATTGGTATACCTAATGTGCCGGCCTCCCCGATCGGAATAACAGGCATCCGCTGCAAGGCATCGTCAATAATATTCGCTGGAGTTTGAAAGAATGGGAATATAAACTTGCCGCCATACGGTATTCCTTGCGTGGCTTTTTGCAAGCTCTTAAAGCCAGCCCCAAGCGGTTGCTGCATTGCCCCACGCACAGCCCAATCAGATGCCCCTTCGCTAACATTTGCACGCCAGCTTGCTAACTGCATTGACAAAGCCTCTGGTGACTTAAAGCCGCCTTTTGCTATTTCCTCTGGCGTTAAAACATCTCTGCCACTTCTGAAGAGATTGTTCATAATCTTTTGTGCTTCAACGGGATTAGATGCGTTTTCTGCTAACTTAAAAATGTCATCCACATATAAAGCCGTATCCCATCGCCCATTGAGATATGCCCTTGCGCCGGCCATTTTGGTTACCGCATCTTGCCCAGCGATAAAATCCATAATTGGCCTTGCGGCAAAAACGCGCAGAGCCGGACTCTGGTCTATGTAATCATTCACAGTGTTGTTTCTGTTTGATGACATATCCGGCTTGCGCATCCGAAACATAGATTCGCGTTGAGCCATTTCCATCTCAGGAAGGTTTGAAACAGATTTCATAAAAGAGGATTTTGTCCCTCCTGTTAAGGCTTCTTTCGCAGATTTGGCAGCGAGATAAACTGCTGTTAAATGATTTTCCCATACGCCCTTAAACTGAATTGCCGCCTCTGTGAAAGTCGGGTCTCCAGCCTTTCTTCCGACTGTCCTAGATATGCCCGCCCTAAACATAGTGTCGGCAACCTGCATATTAAGCTGTGTAAAAGAGCCAAGTGTGTTTTGCATCAGTGTTGGCACGCCTGACAAAAGATTTGCTTGATAAGAGGTTGCAAATGCATCGGCAACCTCTTTTGCAATATCTTTGTTTGTCTTGGCTGGGTCTGCCTTATTGAGTGCTTTTGTAAAGCTTTTTTGAATTTCCTCAATAGTATCACCTTTAAGATTAGCTGCTCTTAATGTGTTTGCCATAGACTGGGAAAACACCTTTAAAGATTCTGGGTCATCAATGACACGGCCATAGGCTTGACGAATAGCATCTGATTGCGCAACATTTTTTTTGATTTGTTTTTGAGAACGCTTTATGCCTTCGGGCAATTCTTGCCCAATACGTAATGTTGTTCCCGCTTTTGATAACAGCGCATCTCTTTGTAAAATTGTTGTGTGAAAGCCTTTGGCGGCCTTGAGGAAGTCTTCTTCCGTAATAATACCTTTTTGTAAATTGGAATCAGCAAGAATAAACTTTGTCATCTGCTGTTCGTAAAGAAGGTTGTGCGCCTGAGCCTTTAACGCTTCCTTAAATTTTTCCTCTGTAAGCTGGTCGGCCTCTTTAATCCCTAAGGCTTTTGCATATTTATAAAGCTCACCTTCTTCGGCCACGCCTCTTGATTTTGCCATCTTAACGACATCGCCATAAATTTGAGGCGCAAGCTCTTCTAATTTTTTTTCGTAATCTCCCACCGCCCGCGTATAATCAGTAGCGTTATTGACCGATGTATCAATGCTATGATTAATTGTAACGCTCTGCCGCAAGTTTTCACTAGGCGAGGCTTCGGGGTTTATCGCGCCCTTGTTATATGTGATTTTTACCTCGCCTTGTTCAAACGTACGAACGGCATCCTCAAATGTTCCCTTTTTCCCGTTCTTGATGTAATCCTTCGCGGCTCTGGCCTGCATCATTAATTGACCAAACGAACGAACAATGGGGGCTTTAAATTCTTCTGGCAAATGCTTTCCAGCTGTTTCTACGGCTTCTCCAATACCCTTGGAAACAGAGCTTGCACCCGCCTTAACAATAGGTGCGGCCGCATCAAATACTTTTTCCCCTGCAGCAGAAAGCGCACCGATTTCAACGCCGGACATAACCCTGCGAATAAGATCTTTGGCAATGCTTGGGTCTGTGTTTGGGTCCATTGCTTTTTCAAGGTCTGTAACCCTGTCTGGCGCAACCAATCCGACTGTAGCTTTAAGCATTTTATCCAAGCCTATAAGTTCGCGATCTGGGTCGTTTGTCGCCCCTTCAAGTCCACCAGCGGCTATAATCTTTGTTGTTTTAGATACGCCAAGCTTTGATAGGCTCTTAAAAAAGAAAGCATATTTTCCAATAGATTCAACAGCGTTCATTGTAAAATTGGCAATCTTATCGTCGCTTTCTTCTGAGCGAATATAGCTTGTCAATTTATCCCTGTCTTTTTGTAACATTTTATATGCTTTGTTGATATCAAGGTCTTCGTCAAACATGTTTCTAGTAGACAGGCCAGCAATAAAACCGGCATCCGTTAAGGTGTCGAATAAATCAGCGCCCATGTTTCCAACGCCGCGACCAGCACCAGTAGCAATAGAGCCAACGGTTTCATAAGATGATGTAAACAGGCTTTTTTGATGCGCCTTTTCAACAGCATCAACATTGGCCTGTAAATGCTCGGGCAATGGCTGAGCCATAAACTCTTCAAAAGAAGGTTTTTTTGTTTCATTATTCAAAGGCATTGTAAATCTCCATCATTACTTCTTTGCTATAAACTGGCGATTGTCCTGCCTTTAATGCAGCAAGGTTTTGGGCTCTCATCATTTCTATTCGCTCTTGATAGTTCTCGTATGACCAAGGCTCATCACTTACTATTTTAACCTGTTTCTGGCCAGAGGGCGACACAGTTATTAAAGCAAATTCTTTATTTCTTATGATGCTTGATACGGTTGAATAAACAGGGGAATTGGTATTAAGATTTAGAAGAGCGCCTTGCGTGTCACGCTTTTCAGATTCTTTTTGTATGCGTTCGTTTCTTAAAACTTGGTCAATTTGGGATGTGGTCATGCCGTTTACCACCATATCACCAATTCTGCGCTTGTATTCTTGAAGCGCAACCTTTTGCGCTGCGACTTTATCTTTGGTAATGTTAGCGCCTGAACCAGCCATAAAATCCGCTTCTGCTGCGGGCATGTTAGCATAAGGCGCTTCTGTTTGCACAAAGTAATTCAAGTGAGCTTTTATGCGGTTGTCTGTTAAAACATCTGCTGTAGCGGTGGAAAGCTCGTTAAGTTTTTTTAATCTTGTCTGTGGGGTTAATAAACCATTTTGAAACATTTGGTCAATGCGATTAAAGGCATCTTTATTGCCATCAAAAATCATTTGATCAATAATGAGCAATGCCTCGTCAGAATCTTCACCCATTGTGTAATAGCTCTCGGTCATTGATTTTCTCAGGCTTTTAATTTCCTTGACCGTTGCGCCAGAGGCTCGCATGTCCCTCATCGCATTTTCAAGATTAAGATTAAAGTCTTCTTCGCTGCCGCCCTTAATTTGCATATCATATGCGCTGAGCATATAGTTGTTCATTTTTGCGTCTATGGCTCTTTGCTTGGCTCTCTGTGTAAGTTCGTATTGGCGTTCTTGATAGTTAATTTTTAAAGAAGCTGCAGAATATATCTGATTGAGTTCCGAAGAATTCATGATATAGCCATTGGCTTCCATTTCCCGCTGAAACTCAAATGGGGCAATTTCGCCCTTGGAAACACGATTATAGCCATCGTTAAAGATAATATCGCGCACAACCTCATCACGCTTGGCCGCTTTACCTTGTGGGGTTATGTAGGTAATGCTGTTTTCAAGTTGTGATTCAATCTTTGCCATTAACTCTTGCTTTTTCTCCGGCGTATAAGCCAAAGATAAACGCTCTGTTAGCTGCTCAAGCCTTGCATTTTCTGCACGCTGTGTTTCTTCAATAATGCGGTTTTGCATATTAATTTGTAGTTTGGAATGCTTGGCGTTTATATCGCCCAGCACCATTTTGCTTACACCGTTTTTTAATTCCTGAGGAAGGCTTTGCGTTACGGATGTGGCATAAGCATCAGCTTTTTGCCTGAACCCTGTTGGGTTTAGAAGATTTTCTGCGTAAAGCTTGTTAATATTTTGTTCGACATCATTTTCAAGCTGAATGGCATAAGTGCTCAGCGCGGACTCGCGGAACACAGTATCGGCCATTGTTATGGGCTCTTTAAGCTTTGAAGGGTCGAACCCCTTGGATAAGGCAACCTCTTGGCCTTGCCGCTCCATTTCACGGGCAACGATCTGATCAGCTTTTTTATTTGCAATCTCTGCTACTTGATCAAAAACAGAGCCGACACGTTGCATTGAGTTTGCAAAAGCGCGATCGCCTGAGTGCTCGACAATACCCATACTAGGTATGCTGGTAACGCGATCGCTCTGAAATGTCGGAATTCTTTGAACCATTATTAACTTGTCCTGCTTCTTTCATACTCTCTATTCAATTGGCCAACCGTCGTAGATGCAGCAGAACTAAGGCCAGATATAAGACTTGCCCTACCAGCCCTTCTCGCCTGTGAGGCGGTGAATTGAAGCTGATTTTGTCTAAACTGAGAATCCATAGAAGCTATATCGCTCTCGCGTCTGGCTTCTTCAATTGAGAAGTCGGCTATTGCAATATCAGAACCAGAACCCAGCTGAATACCTCTGCCGGCTGTCTGCGCCATCTGAGTGCTCAGTATTTCAGAAAGCTTGGCTTGTCTATTGGCCTCTTCTTGTTTGGCTCTTAATGCTTCAAATTGCCTTTGCTGGTTTATTTGTGCGGCTTCAGCATTACTGGCTCTCATGCCTTGTACTCCGCCAAAAACCGACAAGGCCGCACTGCCAAAACTAAATACGCTAGAGAGAGTCGCGAAGATACCGCCACCGGCTGCTGCGCCGCCCACCCCTTTACCTGCTGTCATTAATAAGGGTACCGCTGCTCCTGCCATTATATTGTTACCTCTATGCTTACTGATAAAATATGCAGATCTATAGGGTTTTCCTGCCTTACCTCTATATAAGGCTGGCGACTGTAGCCCCTGTTATAAATTTTACGCCACCCTGTTATTTTAGGCAACGGCTGATTAAAGGTAACATTGCCAAAGGAATTGACGGTCGCAATGGAGCTTTCCCTTTCGTTCAATACGGTAAAGCCATTTGATTTGTTTAGATTAAAGTTAGAGCTAACTATTCTGCGGCGCTTGCCAGATAAAGACCTTGAGCCTGCGTCTTCAGGCGATAATATTCTAATAATCGGCGTAAACGGAATACCCACTTGTATACTTAATTCAGGTCTTTCTGTTTCTATTTCGCCATCCACAACCATATTGCTAAGCAACGGTGACCCGTCACTTGCCCTGACGTTTACCGTCTCGCCCTCTAAATAATCAAGATTGTCCCACGTAGCATTGGCAGGGCTTTGTGATAGCACTACACCTGCATCAACGTATAAGCTTTCATCAAATTTTTCAATAAAGCGAACATCGGCTCCGTCAATCTCTCTTAACACGGAAACATAAACATCATTGCCAACCACAGCTACATCTTCATATTTTCCCTTGGTTTCAAACAAAGTCCAAGCAATAAAGTTTTGACTTCTTCGTCTATTCAAAACAGCCATTGTGCCGTCTTGATTTACGAAATAAGAATATTCACCTGATAAGTTGTTACTGCGCTGGATAGCGGCTGAAACGGGATTGCGGATAAGGTGTGAGCTTAAAAACGATATATCTTCTGCAATATATGATTGCTCTAAATCTAGGAATACATATTCCCTGATTGTCTGGCCTCCACGCTGGACAAAGATAGTCGCGCCATCAGTAGAGAACGGTCTGACGTTTGCGCTTCCGTGTCTGGTTGCTTTCTCCAAAGAGATGGTCTTTGGTGTAACTGCTGTGCCCACTGAAATAGGCGTGAAGAATTCACCGCCTGTTGTAAGCACCTGTAATGTTCTGCCGGCAAATATATTAACGATTGCGTTAACTTCATCATCATCAATGGTAAATTCAATGGCATCATCATCAGCGCCCGTTCCAAAGCTAAAGTTAAAGAACCCTGCAATCCTAGAACCCCAAACAGTTTGCGGTCTTGATTTTGAACCACCGAACCATAATCTTTGCTGCCAAAAGGTAACTGATCTTGGCCAACCCCTGCTCGTTGACCAAACGGCCTCTGTACCGCTGCCAAAGTCAAACGCTGGTATGTTTGAAAAAGTAACCTCAACGGCCGTCCAATTCGTATCACTTGTTCGCGTAATCCTAATGGGTTTCAAGTCTGGATGCACAATAATCAGGGTATCGGCTGATTGAGTCCAGTTTAATTCTGGCAGCATAGACGCTGTAATATTGCTAATTGGACTAGATGTTACTGTTGCTTGCAAAACGCCATTTTTATAAACCTTAAATTCGCCTTGGGCAAAGACAAGAAGATAAGTCTGTATGACGTTAAATTGAAACGATATCATCCGGCAACGAGCATTATTTGTTGTGCTGTCTATCTTTTCAGTGCCACCGCGCCTGATAACGCCACCCAAAGGCGTTACATAAACATTGCGAAGCTTGGCCGCTCCGTTATAATAAATATCACGATCAACACGGCCATAAATAAATGGAGTAACTTCACCACTTGCGAAGCTCGTTTGTAGGGTATATGTCTTGGCCATTAGCCCCTCACAGTGAGAAGTGTAAAGTTCCTATCAGGAATTGCCTGTAATGGTTTTTGTTGTGAATCTATGTTTCTGGCCCTCGCCGTTTCTTTATCTGCCATGCTCTCAAACATCTGCGCTTTACTCATGTTATCAGATAAGGACACGGCAAATTTTTTAGCAAGGTGAAGTTCTAAAGATGAAATAAAGTATGAAGGCATCTTATCTTCAGTGATATCTAACTGACAAACAATACGCGCTGGACTGCTAACATCAGTATAAAGCTGTCGCCCGTATATCTCGTAATCTTCACTGTTTTCTAGCGCAATAACGCGAAGAAGATTGGCGGGGAGCTGGTATTTATATCTCCACTTAAAAAGGGGGTCATCAACCAATTCCCCGCCCAAGTCCAATTGAATCAAGGAAAAGCTCCACGGATGCTGCTGTAACAATGTCTGCTTCGTCGTTGCATAAACGCTTCTTGCAATCCTAGCTTCATCAATAGCGTCGTCAAAGGAATTAATATCCCCAGCACCTGCCATTAGCAAAGCCGTGTTACATATGCTTAAATCCGTGTTCGCCATGCACCCTAATGTCCTTAATCCTCAACCACGCTGTCTTCAATAACTACTTCAGCCTCTGCTTCAGCTACAGCTTCAGGTACTTCTACATTAGCTTCTGCTACATTAGCTTCAGCTTCTGCTTCTGCTTCTACTTCTACTTCAGCTACAGCTACTTCAGCTTCTGCTTCTGCTACTTTAGCTTCTACTACAGCTACTTTAGCCTCTACTTCAGCCACTTTAGCCTCTACTTCAGCCACTTTAGCCTCTACTTCAGCTACTTTAGCTTCTGCTACAGGTGCGTTGGTGACCAAGGCATCTGGTAAACCAGAAACGCCGAGAGCGTCCGCATTAACAACAAGTGTATTAAGCTCTTTAATAGCTCTTTTGATTGGTAAAGTCATTTAGACCTCCTTTTAGGTTAAACCTGTAAAGGCTCCGACCGTAACAGTTGTAGCCCCTGTCGCAGAAGTTACCTGCGCTAAAGCTGTCCCGTTACTGCCGCGAATAACCAATACATCGTATTGTTGTAAAGTTTTCGTTGCCGCGTTGAAATAACCGCTCGCTGCGATTGTCGCAACCGTTGCATTTTCTTTATATTCCCAAAAGCCGCCAAGCAAGCTATTTGCGTGACCAGAAACTTTTGTTAGTGTACCATCTGCAAAGGCCATTTTTAATACTCCTCATAAAAGATTAAACGGAAGGTTGGTTTAGAGAGATTTTAACAATGCCTGTCGGGTCAACGGCAACCGCACCAGAGGAAAACTTAACCGTTGACAAGAACGCCAGTTTCTCAGGGATGTAGTTTGTTTCGCTCGACATGTCCATGTTAAAGCCCAAGCCCAAAGCGTCACGATGGAAAGCAAAAGCAGTAACAGTATTGCTTGTTTTCGGGAGACCTGTTGAGCTACCGTCTTTTTCCAGACGATCGGCAATCGTTACGATATTAAAGCGCAAGAACGGCTGCTTGTTGCCTTGGCCTGTTGTATCGAAACGGCGCTGCCCGTAATCAGAGTTAATAAACTCGTCATCTTTCAAAAGACTGGCATAAGCTTTGTGATTAATCAAAAGCGTACGACCTTCTTCATCAACACCAGCTTCGTCAAGGGCTGTCATTGCGGCCAAGAATTTATCGTAGTTCATGTTTGTGTTTGTGCCACCAACATCAATACTAACTGTGCCTGTTCCTGTTGCATTATTGAGGGCATCAATCAAGATTTTATCTTGACGGCGGCCGCAAGCATACATCAGGGCTTTTGACAATTCGGTGATTTCATCAAAGTTGATTTGTTTGTTTTTGAAGATGTCAGTATAATCAGACGCGTACCAGTCTTGCATGGTTGCAGTTACCGGGTCATGACGAACATCAGATGGAACGACATCTGCATGAATTGCCTTTTGACGCGCCAAGCCTTGCCCCATAACTGGGAATTGGATTTGGTTTGCGCCCTTAACAGACTTTTCACGCACCAAACCGCGCAGCTTGTAACCTTCTTGGTATACATGCTTGACTGTATTATCAAACATCTTTACAGCGGAATTATTGATAAAAATAGACATAGTTTTTCCTCCTCAGGAACAAATTAAAGTTGATTACAGATATAATCGACCTGTGGTTGTTCCTCAAAAGAGGGCCGAACGGTCTGAAAGGGTAACGCCCTAACTTCGTTTGGCTATTATGGCTCAGAAGAGTTATTCATAAAAAGCGCACGGTATTATAGTAACGTGGGCAATAGGTGATGTCAATTAGAAAATTTGAGAGGCAATCTTTTCAACACGTTCTTTTTCAGCAGCGCTTAAGCCCTGTTTAACGTGCTTGGACATAAGTCCGTTGTATTCCACCTGCAATTCTTCATTGGTTTTGACAGATTCAACCTTGCTTGGAATACCTGAATTTTGGGATGCGCGCACCAGTTTATTGATAAGCTTGGCCTGATCTGCTGAATAAACCATTGTTTCAAGCGTTGCGCGCTCAGCGTCATTGAGCTTTGCTTGTGCAAAACTTGTAATGGTTTTGATAATTTCACCATCTGGTCCACCAATTTTTTCCAGCTCGGCTTCATAGTCTTGATTACCTAACAGATCACTTTTTAGCGCGAAGGATATTATCGCGTTATACTGGTCGTTTGTCAGGTTGGCCTCTTTTGCCAAGGTATTAAACGCTTCAAGTGTTTCATCAGGCTCAAGCTTAATATCTTCAGAAAGCTCATAAACATCAGGGGCGACCCTGCCTTTTTCACGCAAGGTTTTTTCAAGCTCTCTATAAGACTTGGCCAAATCTTCCGGTGTCTTAAACTTCTCGTCTAACCATTCAGGGCGCTCAGCTGCGCTTTCCTGCTTGTCCTTATTAAGGGCGGCGTCTTCCGGATTAATCGCATTGCCGTCATTATCAACAACCACGCCCTCATCAGTAACGCCCTCATCATTTTGAGTCTCTTCATTCATCGCTTGTTGTGTCACTTCTTCCTACCTCTCTTTTTACTAAAGAATCAATATATCTGATAACATTCTCTTCACCAACGCGCATCTGCGTCAATGCCATAAGCGCCATTCCATCTGAACAGCTTCCGGGAGTCATGGGTGGCGCTCTGAAACGATTGCACAAGACATCATAAACATCTTTTCCGTCTTCTGTTTCAAACAGACGTTTAAACAAAAGCGCTACCTCATTGTTGTTATTATATTTTTTCATTATTGCACTTGCGGTGATGCTTGCTGTTGCTCGGGAACAGCTTCCATAAGCTGTTTCATTTTTGACATTGCTTCTAACTTATCTTCTTCGCTCATGAATATACCACTAGAAACATTCAAGCCATCGCCGATAAATTTAAGAACCTCTGCTGGTTTAATCTCCGACATCGTGATATCAGGTCCAAACACTCCCATTGCAAATTCAATCAATCGTGTCATGTTATTAATATCTTCTTGCTGCTGGCTTTGCGCCAGAGGAGAAACAGCCTCAATGGCAATGTTATGACCGTCAACTTTAAAATCATTCATGCTAATGATATTAAACTTATCTAACTGATACAAGCAGATATTTACAAATTGCTTTGTAAACTCATATTGGAATCGGCCATAGGCTGAGCCAATGCGCTTGGCCAGTTCTTGTTGACGGATAGATATCTCTGTCGCCGTTTTAACAGGCAAAGTAATTGGCCCTAAAGCCTCTGTATAAAGCTGATCGTTGATGCTAGCTTCTAGGCGCTGGACTTCAATCTGGCTTGCCTGAAGGTTAGTCCCTGAGTCCAAGCTTTTGATAGTAGGTCCAAACGCTCCATCGTTTGCAGATACAGGCAAAAAGACTCCGGGCTTTATCTTAATGTTTTGAACATTGATTACGCCATCATCAACGATTGTGTAAACCTTGTGCACATTAAGCTGCATAGATTGCATGTGAAGTTTGATAAACTCATTGAGCGTTTGGGCATCATCATAGCAGATAATTGCAGGGCCTCGACCCCATACATCGCCGGAAAACAAAGACCACCTGACAACAATCCAAGGGTTAATAGGCATGTCGCGTTCTACAATGTACCCATTGCTTGAACCCTCAATACAGACGTAATAACCATACCCGTCAATCTCTTCTTCTCGCCCAGTCTTGATGTTAAACATCTTAACTTTTTTAGGGACAGTGCCTTCGATCACCTCAATTTCCTTGTCAGGATTTGACTTAATCGCTTCGGCCAAGTCTACGCCTATCTTTGCATCTTCCCATGTTTTTTCAATATTCCTATGGGCGATTTTGTATTTTCTAAAGACAGTGTCAACTGTGTTCATCTCTCCGGGCAGGATAAACAGCTCGTGCAATGGAATAGTCGTAAACATCAATGGGTTTTTTTCAGTACCGTTCACCAATATAGCGCCTGTGCCTATGTTGAGGTCTTTATAAAACTCGGACACAGCAAGGTCAAAATTGGATGCATTGATGTGATCAAACAAGGTGTTTGTGATTTCCTGCAGGTCTTGATTTGCTTTTTCTTTCTGATCATCAGGAATAAGACGTCCTGCTCTTAAGTTAACCCAGCGCCTTTGATGCGGCGTCATAACCGAATGCATGTTATTTGCGGATTTTTCTAGTGCAATATATGGGGATGATGACCATACATTGCGCCCTTTTTTCTCTCCCGACTGGCGATTGTAAAAATTCTCCCGATGCGGGCAGAACAATTCCATGGTATTCCGGTAAAGGGTTTCCCAATTTACCTGTTTGATTGTCTTTGCTTCTTGAAACTTCTTTTTGAAGTCATTGAGGTTCATTACATGACTCCCATTTCGTTACCCATTCCGCCTAATAAACCTCTGCGACCTGTGCGTTTGGGTTTTTTAAATTCTCCTAGAGCCACGTTTTCATTTGCACGCTCTTGTTCTTCTTTTGCCAAATGCGCTTGTTTTTGTAAGCCTGAACTTTGTTGTTCTAAGGCCGAATTTTGTTGTAAGCCTGAATTATTAACCTTTGGTTTTATGCCGCCCATATCAACTACCTTTCCTCTCTCCCGACTGGCGAAGGCTCACTACATGACCCCCATCTCGTCACCCTCTGTGCCTAATAAAGACCTGCGGCCTGTGCGCTTACGCTTCATGAGATCTTCTTGACGCTTCTTTTCAGCTTCCTCACGCTCTTTCGCTTCTTTTGCACGCTGTTCCGCTTCTCTTGCCAAACGCGCTTGTTCTTGTTGCGCCAAAAGTGAGGCTGAATTATCAACCTTTGGTTTTAAACCGCCCATATCAACTGCCCCTTGTTTAATTAAATATTTGTAATAACCATATGGTGTAAAGGAATGGGATGTTATCCCGATTAACCTTTGCGTCAAAGACACACAAGTTGGTAATATAGTACCTATTTTATTTTTATACTGCAAGCTCAAATCTGTTTTAACCTCAACGATTGTGTATTCTGGGTTTTCGAGCAGGTGGTCTATTACAATCTTGATTTCAAATGGATAAATCCAAGTTCTGATACCATGCATAGATTGATTTATGTTCATTGTTGCGCCTTCGACGGCAAAGAAAACAGAGCAATGTCTGAAATTTTTGCGTGTAAACCAGCGCCACGGGGCTTTGATTTGATCGCTGTCTTGAAACACAACGTAATAGGTATATTCTTCCGGTTCACCAGTCTGTGTCATACTCAACAACCTTATAGTTTTGATTGTTTCTTTTCTTCATAATGTTTAGCTCACCTGTACCGGCCACAAGGTATTGTAGCGCGTCGTGAACGTGTGAGTATTCGTTCTTTTCAGGTTCAGGAAGTGTGCGTGCGGCGTCGCCGTGTCCTATTTTGCGATATCTGTAACCGCCATTAAAGCCTTGGCGTAGTCTTTTGCATTTGTTGCCGACAATCATAGCCGGCTGGCCGTGCACCATGCGTGATAGTATGCTGTTTACGCCTTCAAGTCTTTCCTGAAACCTGAATCCGGGGGAGGGGTAAACCTCAATGCCTTCGCCTTTCAGGATGTCGAAATAAGTTCGTTCGTCTGTTTGTGATTTGTGACCGCCGGCAGGGTCTCCCCACCATCTAATGTTATGGGTTGGAAAATCGGCGGATATTTGTTGCTTGAGAAACCTTGAAAATCCAACGGCGCCAATGTCTGATGCGCATAGCTCCCATATAATTTGATACTGCCCCGTTGCTGTTTGCTGTGCTATAACCGCCGCTGGGCTACGGCCTGATGCATCAAGGCCGCCGATTAACAATTTGCCTGGTATGATTGATATGTTTTTATCAGTGTAGTGCGTATCGTCATTCCACACGCCTTCATAAACGGATGCCCCGTCATGGAAGTAGCCGTATTTGCCGTGGACGTATACATTGACCCATTCTTTGGGCTTGCCGATCGACATGTTCTCATAATATCCATCGGGCAGGTTTTTCTTATTCTCGGCCTGTGCGGATGTTCCGCTTGGCTGTTTATACATGGATACATTCGACGGCTTTAGCTCTTCGCATAGCTTATATATCCAGCCACCAACATCAGGCGGGTTTGTATCGGCAATGATACCCGACCAGAAGGGCTGGTCTACTGATTTTTTTTGAGGGAAGCGCCCCGGGCGGGTTTGCGCTTCACGGAATACGGTTTCATCAATGTATCGCAATTCATTAAACCAGATTCCGGTGCATTCTAGTGACATAAGTTTGCCGATATCCAATGGCCCATCAAGTGCCATGAATATCATTTCCAGCTTTAGCGTTGTGCCGTCTGTCATGGGGTGTTCTATAAGCTGTCTATACGGTGAACGGCCTGTAATTTCAGCGCCCTTGAATACATGAGGGCCGAACCAGTCTTTCCATGTTGCCATTGTTGTTGTTTCCAGCTGTGGCAATGTGTTACGCACAACAACCCACCTTGAATGACGCACGCCTTTTTTATTGGCGGGCATGTTCATAGCACGCATATAGATTTCCCAGCAGCATCCTACTGATTTGCCGCTATTGTGGTGTATTGCCCCGTCCTCTGTTATATAATTGTTTACATCCAACACTTGAATATCCCAATAAATTTGCTTGACCGGCAATCTTTCTATTTTTAATATAGCCCCTTCGGATAAGGGTGTAGGGTATGAATGAGAATACGAGGAAGATTTTAAGTCTTGCAGATGGTGTTTTAACATCAACCGAGATTGCAAGGCAGGTTTGTTTAAGCCCTCGTTATGTTCGCAGAGTTCTTTTGAGGCATGATGCCCCTCGCCCGAATCAGGGCGCTCAATCAGGGCAGAAAAATCATCAATGGAAATCGGGAAGGCGGATTGATTTGGACGGCTATGTGACAGTAACATGTCAATCAGATCATCCTTATGCGCGTCATCGTTCCAATCGGGAGCAGAAAATAATCTTTGAACATCGTCTTGTGATGGAACAAATTCTGGGAAGGTATCTTGAACCTCAAGAAGTCGTTGACCATATTGACGGGCTAACTTTGCATAACCACCCATCAAATTTAAGAGTTTTCGAGAATAACGCGGCGCATTTGAGAGTAACTCTTGCAGGGAAATGTCCAAAGTTTTCTGCTCTTGGAGCGAAAAATGTAGGAACACGCTCTGACCTTGGCAAAGAGTATCAACCCGTTGATATGTATGGTCGGCGCAAAGCAGCAGGTGATGTCCGCTTGCGACAAATTTTCCTTGCGTGGTTGTCACTTGATAAAGATAGTCCCTACCTTTTGGGAACGCACCACCTGTTGGAGAAAATTGGTATTGACCCCTATCAGCGTTCCAGCTTAGAACGCGCATTGGCCGATCTATCTGCTCGATGGGCATAGAGCCGTATTCTGTAACAACCTTTGTGTCACCGGCCAAGCATCCCACAGGACCCATAACAATCCGTATGAAATTATTGTCTTTATGAAACTGCGCCATGGTTGGCGAGCATGAGTACTCTAGGTTCGTCATGTTTTGATTAAGCTTTTTTTCTTAGCCGTTTTTGTTCTGGCAAAAGACCTGTTTGTGCTTTTGTCTTGAACCCTTAAATTCGATTTGCTGTTGTCTTTGGGGTTACCGTTTTTATGATCGACATCTTTGCCATCACCTTTGCGAACCTTGCCTTCTTTTTCCAATAAAGAGCGAGCCTTGTTACGGCTGGCGCGGTTTTTTTTCTGTTCAGGCTTGCTATGATAATTGTCATATTCTTTTTTATAGTTTCTTGCCATCTATTACAATGTCCCCTTGTATTGATTCAGGCTGATCGAGAGAGATATTGATTGTAACGGGGGCTTGTTTTTGTTTGTTGTCTTTTTCAAACAGCCCTAACATTCTGTATTCCAATTCGTGTGTCTTAACCAAGGCAGAAGCTACGCTGTATTCTCCCGAGGATAGGGCGTCTTGCAATACGGATTGGGTCTCTTTGAATTTGCCGACGGCTTGTTCTATTTCACGGCCGGCAATAACATCAAGCGCGTTGTTTATTATTTTTTTGCACTGGCTTGTGAATTCTGGATCCTTCTCTAGGGTCATCAGCTGTTTCCTCGATATGTTCAGCCGCTTTGCTGCTGCTTTCAGATCGAAGTCCTTGGCCAGTTCCTTCAGGAGCTGTGTCTTCATGCTGGATTTCGCTATCTTCACATCGTCCGGATTTTTGTAAGCCATTATTGTTCTCTCTCTTTTTTTCCTGAATACGCTGGCGGGCTTTTTCACGCCTGATGATTTCCATGGCCTCAAACTGTGCTAAATGCGGGTCTTGTCCGGCCTGAATAGCATCAGATACTCTTGTATCAATAAATCTTCTAGGATGTTTGATCGACATATTCACTTAAGTCCTTATAAATGCTTGGCAATAGTTTACCTATTTCAGCGGTGAATACAACGGTATGGTTTTCAGGCAGGGACACAATGCCTAGCGAGGTTTTGAACAATTCTTTTGTGTCTTCATTGCGGATGACATGGGTGTAGGCGAGCTTGTCGGGCTTGCCTTTGTATTGGGTTTTGCGGCGCTCTCGTCTGACAGCATTGTCGCAGTCTTTACAGCGTTTGTGAGTGTGGTAATGATATTGGCCGCACATACCGCACCGCCTTTTTTTAAGGCTGGTATCGTTGGGCTTGCGCTCGCCGTTTTCATCTAGCCAATGTGGTCTTTTCCAATTTATCATAGAGGAATGGTATCATGGCATTGGGGCATTGTTCAAGCAGATTGTATTGCCGGTTTTATGATAGTACCCCAGCACAAAAAACGCACGATATCAAAGTACCGTGCGTTATAATGTTGGTGGAATTGGTTATTGATATGTATCGCAGCTTAATTGCATTTCCTCCATTTGCGCAGGTGTCCAATCATAGATCGGGCGACACAATTCTTTTTCAAGCCCTTTGTAAAAGGCGGCTGACAAGATTGCGAAAACCGCTGCGAAAAATACGGTTGTGATTGTTATGTCTTTAAAGTTCATTGTTTTTTCCATGTCAAATCTCCATTTGTTACTGGTTATATTTTTCAGCATAACATATTTGTATCAGTTTAATACAGATAATATTGCATATCAGCCATGCAAGTATTACATGGCTTGTGAATATAAAGCCAGCGGCCAGAAACGAGGCACTGTTGCAAAAATGTCACAGTAATTTTGTAGTTTTGGAAAATGAGATAGTGTTGCAAAAATGTCACAGTGTTTTTGTAACAGTATTTGGAGGGTAGGGGTTTTCCTTAAACCAAAGCTTTAACGCGCTACCCCGCCACACTTTTCATAAAATTGTGTGATAACGTTTATTGTGTAAAATAAACGATCGTTTAACATCAATGACTTAGCTCATTATTGGGGTAAAAACAGCAATTGCTACGGAAAACAGGGGGGGGTGTTCTCGCAATATGAAAAAAACGACCCCCGAAAGGCCGAGGTTTTTTGCGCGTATATCTATCCCCCCGACATTTTTTGCCTCACGCGCGATTTTCCTTACGCGCTATTTGAATGTGCTTTTATTTGCGATATGAACCGCGCTGAATGCGATTGTTTTGTTTTTATATACCATGGTAGCGGGGAATATTACACAGCACTCAGCGTGGCTTAAATCGGCTTATTTAGCAGTGTCATTTTATGACAAGAGGGTGCTTTTATAGATCATAATTATTTATTGTTATAAATCAATTACTTAAAGGTCACGGTTTTCTGAAACCGTTGCTCAGCCTATTTTAGCGAGGACTTTGAATCAAAAAACGAATATTATAAAATTAAAACCGTTGCTCACTGCGACTTACAGAATAAAATTTATTTTAGGTGGGGGTGGGGGGTGTGTATACCAGAGGGGGGGTCTCCTATACATAATATATATATTATATATATATATCTCTTATATTAAATAAATTCGTAAATTAGGCTCAGCAAGGGTTAGAATATTTTAAAATACAAAATTAAATTCCATTTTTGAAAAAAAATAACACTTTGTATTACTTTTTCATTGTATTACTTTGTTTCATATTTTATGTTTGTTTTTGATACATTCTGTATTGACTTTTCTTTTACCGTGGTTGATTCTAGAAACCTGTCTTTGGAGGGGCATATGGTTGATTTAACGAAATTCTATTCTGGTGACTTTGAGCGCGACTATGCTTATGGGGATAGTCGTGTGATGTTTTTGGACGCTATGGCTTCTCATGGTTACGGTTCACTGCCTGTTGTGTTGAAGGTTGGGCAGTTTGGCAAGATTGATAGCCCTTTGGATAATCGTAAGGGTAAGGGTTCTGCTTGGTATATTTATAATGAGGTTGATGTTGACGGCTCTGTCTTGGGTTTTGGCACATATGGGTGTTGGAAATCGGGAGATAGGTTTGTTTGGTGTTCCAAGAAGGTTGCCGGTATGAACTTTAGAGAGAGGGCGCAGTATAATGTCGAGCGTGAGGCGATGCGTCAGCGTGAGGAGGAGTTGGAAAAGCTGCGCCATGCCGAGGCGGCTGCTGAGTGTCAGGCTATTTATGAAGGCGCCTCTGATGCCTTGGAGCATGGGTATTATATAAAGAAGGGTATCAAGCCTGTTGTTGGTGTCCGGCTTGATGGCAAGGGGCGGCTTATTGTGCCTGTATTGAATGAGGATGGCCATATCATGTCCTTGCAAAGGATTGATAAAAATGGCGGGAAGTACTTTTATGGCGGTGGCCGGTCAAAGGGTGGATACTTTGTTATTGAAGGGGATGCTTCTCTTGTTATGGTGACAGAAGGCTTGGCGACCGGTCAAAGCGTTCATGAGGCCACCAATGCTACTGTTTATGTCGCATTTAATGCGGGCAATCTATATCCCGTATGCTCTGTTGTGGCAAAGAGGTTCGGAAATACCGCAAAGATTACAGTGTGCGCGGATAATGATGAAAACACAGCCGGCAATCCGGGTGTTACCAAAGGGGCGCAAGCCGCAACCGCCCATGGCTTTGATATCGTTTATCCCGATACGCATGGAGATTGGAATGATATTCATAATCAGCATGGATTGGATTTTATCAAGTCTAAGCTTGTAAAGACAGTGCAGGCCTATGAAAAGAAAAAGGTGGTTGAAAGCGACACGCCTAAGCCGCTGGGCTTTATGGCAGATGTTATTAATTATTATAATGCAACCGCTGGAATAGATCAGCCGGGCTTTGCCGTGCAAACAGCACTGGCCGTTGCTTCTGTTGTGTGTGGGCGGTGGTACAAAACCAGCTATGAAAACTACACCTCGCTTTATCTGCTCAATGTTGGAAAGTCATCCACCGGCAAAGAACATGCAAAGACAGTGGTTGAAAGAATACTTTATGCCGCTGGGCAGGATGCACTTATTGCTGGGGACGGATATACATCAGCCGGTGCAGTCTTTACAGCCCTGCTGAATAAACCAAGGCATATTACAGTGATTGACGAGCTTGGGCGTTATTTAGAGGCCGGTAAAACAGGCGGCGTGTCCAACCAAAGGGAAGCCAATACAAAGCTCATGGAAAGCATTACAAGGGCGCACTCTGTTTTAAGACCGCCCACATATTCGACAATGTCAGCCGGAAAAAATCAGGACTTAAACACCGGACGAGTCATTCATAATCCCTGCGTGACCATGCTGGCCATGACAACGCCCGTCACCTTGTTTGATAGCCTTGATGCCAAAGCCATCAAGGACGGCTTTATCGGGCGTTTCATTATATCCATGTCTAATGTTGACAGGCAAGTCAGGATACACAAGCCGGCATTGGAAGTACCGCCCGCTATCGTGCAATGGATTGATGCGATCAATAAAAGGGCAGGTAGTAATAACGAAACAGCATCCGAGCCGACAAAACCACAAGTCCTTGAACTAACATCCGGCGCCCATGATATGCAAGTCGATTTTCAAAAGTTTTGCATGGACCAATGCAATAAACTTGAAGCCTTCGGCATGGAAGAGCTACCTAGCAAATCAAACGAAATGGCCTTGCGCGTAGCCCTTATTCATGCCCTGTCCCGTGACCCGCAAGCAACATCTGTAGAAACGCCGGACATGGACTTTGCAATAGCCTATGTTAAAAAATGCCTCATGGAAACCATAGCAGCCCTAAAGCTATCAATCTCATCAAGCGATTACGAGGCCGCCAAAAAGGAAATACTCATCGACTTGCGAAATCGCGGCCAAAATGGTATAACTTGGGCTTCAATGCAAAAAAATGCCCCTTATTCAAAGCACAAACAAAAAGACCTCAAAGATATACTCAATGCGCTGAAGGATGCAGAGCTGGCCATTGATGAATTATATCAACCACCGCAACGCGGAAGACCAACAACACGATGGATTGCTATAAAATAACACTCCCATTCCCGCCATCCGTCAACGGACTGTTTGGCGGAGGCTCTCAACAAAAAAGATTTCCCAGTAAACAATATAAAGCATGGCTCTCCGGTTTGCCGCGCCTTGCACCCCTTAATATCTCAAATCCATGCCATATCCATTATAAGTTTTATTGGCCGGACAATCGCATCAGAGACGGCCAGTCTTATTTTAAGGCCACAACGGACTATCTCGTCAAACAAAAGGTTATTGTTGACGATAACTGGAAAATTCTCGCAAGCGAATCATGGTCACACGGCGGAGTCGATAAACAAAACCCCAGAGTGGATATAACAATTATGCAGACGCTTGACCTTGACCAAGTGCTTCTAAACCCTTGCGCACAACAAAACGCGTAAATTCTGCCCTAGAAGGCCTGAAGTCACCTTCCGTTGTTTTTATAAACGCCGCCTCAAGTGCCGCATCAAGCTCATCCGTAATGACACAATGCAAAGTCTTAATCATTGGCCGTTTTTTA